CTTCGAGCAGCCGAGCATCGATGGCGGCGAGGGTATTCTTTGCGGGCAAGATCCGGTGGGCCCAAGAAGCCAATTCATCTGGAGAGTTAAGACTTTCTAACTCGTTCAGCAGCTGGTCCCGCAAGACGGCAGATTCGGGCTCCCTAAGAACGGGTTTGCGCTGCAGGGGAGACAATTTGCCGTTCCGCCGACCAGGCGGTGGCCCCACCGGCGTGCTCCCATTGCCGTTCGTACTGCGCCCTGAAGCACCCAGCGTGTTCGCCGGTGCTGATGCCGCCAAGTCCGGCGCATCGGCGTCATCTTCACCGGCAATCCCGACCAGCGTGAACAGCGCATAACGGCGCGCATAGGTGAGGGCGGCGCCCAGGCGATGCGGCGCCGCGGTCTCGCTCACCGGACACACCGGCCAATCCGAAGAGATCCATTCGCCTGAGGAATGGGCCAGCACGGTCGTGAGCCGGATGAGCCCCGCTTCATTGTCAATGGCCGTCGTCTGCACCGCCGCGATCTCATTCCGGCCGAGGCATTTCCGCACGATATCGAGGCCGCTGGACAGCGGGGCATAGCGAAAGGTCCGATCCTCCTCACGCGGGAACGGCGAGCGGATGGTGGCGGTCAGCGACTTCTCCGGGTTGGTGAGCTCGGTCTGCGCCTTGGCCAGCGCCGCCGCGAACGCGCCGATGGTTTCACTGGACCGGTGCATAGTTTGCCTCCACGTCGAGGATATCGAAGCTGATCGCTCCGGATTTGGAACGTTTAGCCTTGACGCCGTGGCCGAAGGCCTCTTTGGCATCCTCCGGCATCAGGATTTTGAGTTCCGTTTTGGCCCGTTCATGCTCCAGGAAGGCCGTGCGGGTTTGGCAAAATACCCCCGCCAATTCGGCCCAGGAATTGGATGCGCTCATGTCAACGATCCGCACCGCTGCGATCCGCGGCCGTGGTGGTTCGGCGCCAAACAGGCGAGGGGGCTCGCCACTTTCCACACACCGCCAGAACTTCTTTTCCGCCGTCAGCAGCAGATGTTGATACAGGCAATCGGCCGGGATTGAGATCTCGACCCATTTGCCGCCGCCGGTGATGATCGACAGCACCGAGAGCTTGGCATTGGTCACCCACATATTGTGCTGGAGCTGGGCCATGTATTTTTCGGCCGCCGCTTCTTCCGAGAACGACCACGGCAGCATGAACTTGGCCTCGAACACCGCCCCAGTACCCTCGACCATGCCGTCCAGGGTGGCCGCCATCCAACGATTCACCGGGTGGAGGACCCGGCGTTGGACGTCTTTGACGGCCTGACCGGTATTGCGCTCGTACCAGAGCCTGTTGAGATCCTCGGTGACCCGGCCGAGCTGGACGATGAGGTTGCCGGACAGGTCCTCGGGCTCGGCCTCGCCCCGCTTTTCCCGCCAGAGGCGCAGGAGGGTGGCTTCGTCGTCACCCATGATGATGCGGGGCGTCGGACCCGCCGATGAAATGGCGGCGGCCAAAGTTCTCCGCAATGTTGCCAATCGGTTGTGACGCGTGAGACATTGATGGTTCTCCTGTAATTGACGAACGGGTTCCGTTCGATACTAAAAGTATCAAATAGAATGGTCATCAAGTCAATGCTAAAAGTATCAATTAGGCAAATTAAGGCTGCGCGAGCGCTCTTGGCTTGGTCACAAGAGCAATTAGCGGAAGCGGCCGATGTCTCAATCCCGACTATCAAAAGACTCGAAGCTAATGATGGCCCGTTAGGCGGCCGAAGCGGAACCGGTGCGAAAATTCAAACCGCTTTGGAGCGCGCCGGCGTCGAATTCATCGACGAGAACGGCGGCGGCGCCGGTGTGCGGCTCAAGAAGCCGCATCAGGCCGCAAAACGTAAGTGATCCAGAAAGCGGTCGTGCCTGAATTGCCGTTGTCGACCACCGCAAGAGGGTCGATTGAACTCAGCGCGCACAGAGCAGGAAAAATGCGATTGAGGCCCATTTGCCTCTTGCAGTCATGTATCTTTTTTGATACATTAGCAGTCTAAATGCCCGAGATCGTCAAGCCCATCCCTGTCGCGTTCTGGAGATCGGCTGCGGGCCGGGAACCGGTGCGGGAGTGGCTGAACGAACTGCCTCGCGAGGACAAGCGGATCATCGGTCGCGACATCGCCAAGGTACAATTCGGCTGGCCGATGGGATTGCCACTGTGTCGGCCCTTAAGCGGCGGCTTGTGGGAAGTGCGCTCAGCGCTGCCGAGTAGGCGCCAGGCGCGGGTGTTCTTTGGGTTTCACGACGGCATGCTGATCGCGTTGCAGGCCATCATCAAAAAGACGCAGAAAGCGCCGGCGGATGAATTGGCGCTGGCAAAACAGAGATTGAAGGAGGTCCAGTCATGGCACGCAAAAACCCTCACATAGGGTCCAGCTTCGAAAGCTGGCTTAACGAAGCTGGAATCCGCGAGGCAGTCACCGCAGCCGCAACCAAGGCAGTAATTGCACGCCAGCTTGCCAATGAAATGAAGAAAAAGAAGATCACTAAGCAGCGCATGGCTGAACTCATGAAAACCAGCCGCGCGCAAGTCAACCGGCTGCTTGATCCCGACAACGGCAGCGCCACGATCGAGAGCCTTCAGCGCGCCGCCCGCGTTGTTGGCCGCGAATTAAGGCTGCAACTCATCTGACGCTATGAGGTCCGAGTGATTGATTATCGGATCGTCATGTAAAGGCTTCCCAACCGAAAGTTTGGCGCGGCCTGCGCAGCTTGCGCGCGGATAAGGCGGTGCCGATCCACGAGCTCAAATGCGGATGCCGTGCCGCCCACGCCAGCATGGCGCAGGAAATCCCAAGATCATCATGCCGGTGGTGGATATTGAAAAGGAGCGGCGGTAAGTCTCACCTGAATCTGTCGAATCAATTCGTCTGGCTCTCATACGTGCGGGAGTCGAATTCATCGACGAGAACGGCGAGCGCGCCGGGGCACGCCTGCGAAGGTGACAGCGGAAAAATGGTTAGAGACGATCGATCGCGTTGAGTGTGCAATCCCGGGCCGCGCGACAATGAGGATGAAGGGAACCCTCGAAATCATCAACATAACGGGGGTGATGAAAGAAGCGTGATGGGCTTGACGGATTATGTGAAATATCACATATAGATCGTTATGCGATTTAAGGCTGGCGAGCCAAGACCGCTGATCTGGCGCGGAACTTCGAAGTCCGATTACATGGCGTTCCCGGCGACCGTACAGCGTGAGATGGGCTACGCATTGTTTCTTGCACAGGCAGGCAAGCACCACGCGACCATGGCGAAAACGCTCAAGGGTTTTGGTGGGGGAACGGTCGTCGAAGTGAAAGAGAGTTATAGTGGTGATGTCTATCGTGCGATCTATACGGTGCGTTTTGCCGAAGCGGTATACGTACTCCATGCATTCCAGAAAAAGTCGAAGACAGGCACCAAGACGCCAAAAGTGGACATATACCTAATCGAGAAACGGCTGAAAGATCTGATCGAAGAACGAGAGAGGCAACTATGAAAAGGATTCCCGCGGCGAAAGACCCAACCCGGAATGTGTGGCTGCAGTTGGGATTTCCCGATGCTGAAGAGCATTTTTTGAAAGCCGAGCTTGTTTTGCGCTTAGACAAGGCGATCAAGGCTATCGGTCTGACACAGCGCGCCGCCGCTGGACGACTCGGAACTACCCAGCCTGAACTCTCGAAGATTTTGCGAGGCAAATTCTCTGAGGTATCCCTCGAACGGCTGATGCGCTTTCTGACAGCGCTGGGTTACTATATAGAGATCAAGATTGGAGCAACGAAGCCTAAAAAAACTGGCAACGTGACAGTCAAAGATGCGCGTCGTAAAGCTGCCTGATATTTTTTGGGCTATATTTCATTCCGGCCGATACTTCTTGCATGGCGGCGGGAATTCCACGTGTGATCGCTACTCGCGAAATGCATGGACGCAGACGCCCTGGAGAGCATCTTTAAAAAAAGCGGCGGGATAGAGAGTTTCTGAACGGTTTTTTACCCCATCAAGTTCGTCGGGACACAATCGGCGCGACACCACGGCCATGCTCACGTCCATGCCAACGAACTCGGTGCAGGTTTTCGCTTGCGGATGATCCGCGATTGCTCCGAAATCCTAACCCACTCCCGCAGATGCGGAGATCCGCACCGCTGCGATCCGGGGCCGGGGTGGTTCGGCGCCAAACAGACGAGGGGGCTCGCCACTTTCCACACAGCGCCAGAACTTCTTTTCCGCCGTCAGCAGCAGATGTTGGTACAGGCAATCGGCCGGGATTGAGATCTCCACCCATTTGCCGCCGCCGGTGATGATGGAGAGCACCGCCGCCTTGGCATTGGTCACCCACATGTTGTGCTGGAGCTGGGCCATGTGTTTTTCGGCCGCAGCTTCTTCCGAGAATGACCACGGCAGCATGAATTTGGCCTCGAATACCGCCCCTATGCCCTCGACCATGCCGTCTAGGGTGGCCGCCATCCAGCGGTTTACCGGGTGAAAGACCCGACATTGGACGTCTTTGACGGCCTGGCCGGTATTGCGCTCGAACCATTGCCGATTGAGATCCTCGGTGACCCGGCCGAGCTGGACGATGAGGTTGGCGGACAGGTCCTCGGGCTCGGCCTCGCCCCGCTTTTCCCGCCAGAGGCGGAGCAGGGGGGCTTCGTCGGCGCCCATGATGATCCGGGCGTCAGAGCCGCCGATGAAGGATCGGCGATGAACCGACGTTTCATTCTGTATCATATCGGCATCTCCCATACGATTGATAATCACTAAAAGAATATAAAAACAATCAATCATGAAGTCAATTGAAAAACAATCGAATTGACGCGACTCACTGACTTTGGTCCTTCATGGCCTATGATTACTCCCTCCCAATGCAGAGCGGCCCGAGGCCTCCTTGACTGGACTCAGCAGGAACTCGCGGACGCTGCGCGCATCGGAGTGGCTACGATTCGGCTATTTGAGGGTGAAGCAGCGGAATCGCGTCATGCGACCCTTGCGGTGCTTAGGCGGGCGTTTGAGTTGGCCGGCGTCGAATTCATCGACGAGAACGGTGGGGGGCCGGGCCTCCGTCTCCGCAAACCTCAGCGGTCAAAACAATCCAAATAAAACTTTTCCTTGGCCTCCTCGATCTCGCCGCTGGCGATCCGGGCGGCCATGATGGCCGCGCCGACCACGTCCGCGGGTCGCTTTTCGCCTCAGCGGTTCTCTGCACCAAAGGGGGTCTGCCGCCAAAGCCTTCGGGCAACCTCGAGTGGCTTGAGGATCTTGAAATCTATACCTAAATGAATATAATCTAATATTGCCTTCGATGGCAGGCGTTCTATCCGCAGTGATGCTCGTGAGATCAACATGACCGAGGGCAAGACGGGGCGTCGGCCTCTGTTCTGGGAGGGCTCTGCAAAGAGGGACTTCAAGCAGTTCCCGGAGCCCGTTCAGAAGGACATGGGTGTCGCGCTCTTCGTCGTGCAACTTGGTGGGACGCCACCATCTGCGAAACCCTGGAAGGGGCTGGGGCCGGGTGTCTATGAATTAGTCGAGGACCATCGGAGCGATGCCTATAGAGCGGTCTATATGGTGCGGATTGCTGGAAGGGTACATGTGCTCCATGCGTTCCAGAAGAAATCTAAATCAGGNATCAAGACTCCCCGAGCGGATGTCGAACTGG